ATGGCGAGTATTCCGGTCGACGAGCTGGGGCGGTTTGCCGGCTATGCCAGCGTGTTCGGCGCGTTGGACGAAGCGGGCGACATGGTGATGCCCGGGGCGTTCGAGAAATCGCTGCAGCGGCGGGGCGCCGACAAGGTGCGCATGCTGTTCCAGCACGACCCCAAGGAGCCGGTGGGCACCTGGGACACTCTGGCGGAGGACGGCCATGGCCTTTGGGTCGAGGGCCGGCTGGTGCCGGGCGTGCCACGGGCCGACGCGCTGCGGCGGCTGATCGAGCGGCGGGCGATCGACGGGCTGTCGATCGGCTTTCGCACGGTGCGGGCGACGCGCGACGGCCGCGGGGCGACCCGCAGGCTGTGGGCGGTCGAGCTGTGGGAAATCTCGATCGTGACGTTTCCGATGCTGGCCTCGGCCAGGATCGCCGCCGGTGCATCCGGCGCGGCGCGCTCGCTGCGGGCGGCCATTTCGCTTCTGAAGCAATAAGAGGGAAATCGATGAGCGATGTTGTGAACCGCCTTGAAAACAAGGCGGCGACGGCGGCTGGGCAGGAGTCCGAGGGGCTGCTGGGCGAGCTGATGACGGCGTTCGAGGAGTTCAAGCGCACCAATGACGGGCGCCTGAAGGAGCTCGAAAAGCGTGGCTCCGCCGATGCGCTGACCGAGGACAAGCTCGGCCGACTCAACGCCGCACTCGACGGCGCGAAGGCGGCGATGGACCGCGTGGCGCTCGAGCGGGGCCGCCCGGCGCTCGAGGCTGGCAGGCCGGAACTGGGCGACGAGTACAAGGACGCGTTCTCGGCCTATGTGAAGCGCGGCGAGGAAAAGGCGCTGTCGATCGGCTCCAACCCGGATGGCGGGTATTTGGTGCCGGCGGAGACCGAGGCCGAGATCCTGACGCGGCTGGCGCAGGTATCGCCGATCCGCGCGATTGCGTCGGTGCGCAATATCTCGACTGGGCTCTACAAGAAGCCGGTGAGCGTGGGTGGTCCGGCTGCGGGCTGGGTGGCGGAGACGGCGGCACGGCCGCAGACCGGTTCGCAGACGCTCGATGCGATCGACTTCGCGGCGGGCGAGCTCTACGCCATGCCGGCGGCGACCTCGGCCTTTCTCGACGATGCGGTTGTGGATGTCGGTGCCTGGATCGCCGACGAGGTGAACGCGGCCTTCGCCGAGCAGGAGACGGCGGCCTTCGTCAACGGCAACGGCACGAACAAGCCCAAGGGGTTCCTCGCGGAAACGCAGGTGGCCGAGGGCAGCTGGGCCTGGGACAGCATCGGCTACATCGCGACGGGTGTGTCGGGCGGCTGGCCGGCGGCGGACCAGAGCGACAAGCTGATCGACCTCGTCTACACGCTGAAGGCCGGCTACCGGCAGAACGCCAGCTGGGTGATGAACCGGCGCACGCAGGGTTCGGTGCGGAAGCTCAAGGATGCCGAGGGCAATTACCTCTGGTCGCCGGGCGTGACGGCGGGAGCGAAGCCGACGCTGCTTGGGTTCGAGCTGGTGGAGGCGGAGGACATGCCGAACATCGGCGCCGCGACCACGCCGATCGCCTTTGGCGACTTCCGCCGCGGCTACCTTGTGGTCGATCGCACCGGGGTGAACGTGCTGCGCGATCCGTTCACGGCCAAGCCGTACGTGCTGTTCTACACGACGAAACGCGTAGGCGGCGGCGTGCAGGATTTCGACGCGATCAAGCTGCTCAAGTTTGCGGTGAGCTGAAGTCCCCTCGCCCACAGGGTCACCCCGGCGCAGGCCGGGGCCCATCCTGGGGTGTTTCCACGGCCACGGGGCGTTGCAGCATCTCAGGATGGATCCCGGCCTGCGCCGGGATGACACCGAGTATGTGGCGGAGCCGGGTGCCCGCCATCTTCCGACAATTCCAAGGACATCCGATGATTTCCTACCTTCTCGCGGGGCCCGCGGAGGAGCCGGTTTCGCTTGCCGAGACGAAGGCTTTCCTGCGGCTCGATTGCGATGCCGAGGACGGGCTGGTGACGACGCTGATCGCGGCGGCGCGGCTGCATGTCGAGGCGGTGACCGGGCTGGCGCTGGTGAGCCAGAGCTGGCGGCTGGTGCTGGATGCCTGGCCTGCAGAGGCTGTGGCGCTGCCGGTGACGCCGCTGCGCGAGCTGACGGCGGTGCGGGTGTTCGACATCGACGATGACGACACCGAACTGGAACTGGGCCAGTTCCTCACCGAGCGGGGCAGGGTGCTGATGCCGGCGGCGATCGAGGCGCAGGAGGCGCGGGCGCGGCTGGGGATCGAGTTCGACTACGTGGCCGGGTTCGGCGTCGCCACCAATGTGCCGCCGGACCTAAAGCGGGCGCTGCTGGCGCTGGTGGGGCACTGGTTCGAGTATCGCGACGTGGTGTCGGCGGCAGAGGTGCCAGCGGTGTTCGGGCGGCTGCTCGAAAACTATCGGCAGGTGCGGCTGTGACGGCGGCACCGGAGATAGGCAGCCTCACCGACCGGGTGAGCTTCGAGCGGCGGGTTTCGACCGGAGAGGACGAGGGCGGCCATATCGCGCTGTTCGTGCCGATCACCGCTGTCTGGGCCCGGGTGCGGGCGCTGAGCGGGCGGATGCTGACCGAGGCCGACGCGCGCGGTGTTTCCGTGTCGCACACGGTGGTGGTGCGGTTTCGGACCGATGTCAGCCCGGGGGACCGGTTCGGCTATCGCGGGCGGTGGCTGCGGGTGGTGTCGGCAGTGGATCTGAACGGGCGGCGGGCGTGGCTGAGCTGCACATGCGTGGAGACGGGGGTGGTGGGATGAGCCATCCGATCATTCTTCTCCAGGCTGCCCTCGTCGCCGCCCTGCGATCGGACCCCGGCCTCGCCGGCATTGGGGTGTTCGACGCGCCGGGGCAGGGGGCGGTGGCGCCTTATGTGGCGATTGCCCGGCATGACCTGATTTCGCGCGATGGCGATGCAGCGCCGGGGCATGAGCATCGGCTGACGCTGCATGTGTGGGCCGGGCAGCCGAGCCGGAAGGCGGCGCTGGCGATTGCCGAGCGCGTGCTGGCGGTGGCCGAGGGTTTTGCGTGCGATGGGCTGGCGATCACGCATCGGCAGCACGAGCGGACGGATACCGCGATCGATGCCGAGACCGGGCAGGCCCGGGCGGCCGTGGCGCTACGGTTTTTCACGGAAGTGGTTTGAGGAGACGCCCATGACCGCACAGAGCGGCAAGGACATGCTTTTGAAGCTCGACCAGACCGGGTCGGGGAGTTTCGTGACGGTGGCAGGGCTGCGGTCGCGGAGCCTGGCGTTCAACGCGGCGTCGATCGATGTGACCGATGCGGAGAGCGCCGGACGGTGGCGCGAGCTGCTGGCTGGCGGCGGGATCAAGCGGGCGGCGGTGGCGGGGTCGGGCATCTTCAAGGATGCGGCGTCGGACGCGGCGATCCGCTCGCTGTTCTTTGCCGGGACCATCCGCAACTGGCAGCTGATCCTGCCCGATTTCGGCACGGTGGAAGGGTCGTTCCAGATCGTGGCGCTGGAGTTCGCCGCCGACCATGCGGGTGAGGTGACGTTCGAACTGGCGCTGGAAAGCGCCGGGGCGCTGACGTTTGCGGCGGTCTAGGACGTCGGGACCCGTTCGGGGTTGATCGAGATGCTGCCCCCACGCGCCGTCATGGCCGGGCTTGACCCGGCCACCCATGCATCGCTGCGGCATCCTATGGTCCCCGGGTCGAGCCCGGGGATGACGACTGAGAGAGATGTGCCTGGGAGGACCCGGTGGGTGGGATGGATTGGAGGAGGAACGACATGCCGAACATTCAGCGCGGTGAGATTGCGGCCGTGTTCGACGGCGAGGAGCGGGTGCTTTGCCTGACGCTGGGGGCGTTGGCGGAGCTGGAGGCGCGGTTGCAGGCCGGGGACCTGGTGGGGCTGAGCGAGCGGTTCAGTTCCGGACGGATCTCGGCGCGGGACCTGACGGCGATCATCGGGGCGGGGCTGCGTGGTGGCGGCAATGCGGTGAGCGACGATGATCTCGCGCGGATGAGCATAGAGGGTGGGCTGAAGGGCGCGGCGGACGTGGCCCTGCGGCTGCTGCGCGCGACCTTCGGAGAGGCGGCATGAAGGCCTTTCCCTGGAATGAAGCGATGCGCTTCGGGTTTGGCGTGCTGGGGTTGAGTAGCCGCGACTTCTGGGGGCTGACGCCGCGCGAGCTGGCGGCGGCGTTCGAGGCGCGGGCCGGGCGG